AGATCCGTCATCTTCTATGGGCACGCCGACAAACCTGTGTCCAATGGGTGGAAAATAACTTCTGTACTCACGCAGTGCATTCTCGCCATAATAATAGTACTTGGTCGTCCCATTATCATCATAGCTAGCGATCGGGCTCCCCGTCAAGTCCCAGAATGGTGGCCCAATTCCGAGGACGTGGCCGACTTCATGCAGCATAACATAATAATATTCGGATTTCCCACTTTCACGAATGTTATTTTTCATGGATTGAATGTACAGGTAATTCAATGCAATGTCCGCATTTGCCGGAAAAGTATTGCCGAAGGTGTATAGCCCAATATAATAGACAACCGACACAGAAGCACCACCCAGAACACCTGGGTCCAATGATTCGATCGAAATATCAACATTGATCGTATAATCTCCCTCGAAACGAGCGTCGGGTATAACCAATTCATCCCATCGATTGAACACATCCTGNAGAATGGAATAGTCATCGGCATCCAAAANATAAGCAGTAGAATTTGCAATGGTATAAGCGAACAGACTATTTGTCGAATAGTAAGTAGTNATTGTAGCTAAATATATATTATAATNAGAATAGAGCAATGAGTAATCAATACTTAAAAACGATATAAATGATGCTGCTTAATTTATCCATAACTGATTTATGGATAACACTGAAAAACTAGAAACGATCAAACAAACCATTGAAACTCTCAATAAATTCCACCAAATAGAAGTGTTGCGCATTCTATCTAAAAATTTGTGCAAGATCAATGAAAACAAAAATGGCGTCTATGTGAATTTATCGTTTTTAGACATTGCGACGATTGAAGATTTAGAGACCTATCTAGAATACACAAAGGCACAAGAAGACGTGCTCACTACGACAGAATACCAAAAACAAGAATTCCGAAACTCTTTCTTTCAAGAGAAAGAAGATAAAGACAATATAACTATATCATATAGTTCGTCGAAACAATGACTGCATATTCACAGCGATTATTCATTCTCCCAAATGGATCAAAAAGCAACACTGACACAATAATCCAACAATTCGGCAAGTATTCACTTACAAAAGATAACAAAGACAAATGGTCGAACGAAACCAAGTCTTCAAAAATAGACACAGTTCATGTGGTCGAGACTATTGTGGACTCCCCTGTTCCGACTCTACCTACATCTGAATTTGTATATCCGCGCCAAAAAGATACACTATTTTGGTGTAGTTTCATTGCAGTACAGGGTTATGATGAATATATAAAGGTCGGAAACAATTATGGGATTCGTGCTCTTGAAACGAGACAGAGCATCGGAGAGTTTGTCAGGAAGAACATGTCTGGACTAAAAAACACTAGTCTTAAGATAACCAAGTCGACTTGCGAAGAGATTTGTTCCGAACTGATGACGTCTGTTAATACAACGAGCATGGAATGTCTCTGTGCAATTGCCCTGTACAACAAGATGAATTTTCTCATTTTGAATCCAGACCAGAACATTATTTTGCAAATATTGTCGGATAGAACGGAAGAAAATACCCTTTATGAACGACCCACTTATTTGATGCAGAAGGATGCTAGTGGAAAATACCAAATCCAGGTCGACCCACTTGATGCAATAACAATTGATGAATGGACAAAACAAGCAGTATGTTTAGAGAACTACATAAAGCCAATTAAAACGGTAGGTAGTTATAAAATCGACGAGTTGGAAGAAATGGCTTGCAGATTGGGCGTAATTCGTGGTCCAGGCCTTCATTCTTATAAGAAGGGGGAATTGTATAAACAGATAGCAGAGCGAATTGCATGGGTCTAAGTCAGACAGATCCTTGAAAAATTGACTTTAAAAAATAATATATGAACTAATCTATATACGATAATATATTATGGAAAATACAGGCAGGGTACCAATGCAAAAATATAACACTAAGCCTGAACCGGTTGTGAAAACCCAAGAACAAAAGAAGGAAATGTTTGAAGAAATCGTGCACCGTTATTTAGAAAGTAATCCCTTGGTAAAGAATAATTACAAGACAGGTGAATTGGAAATACGCTTTGGCACCAATCCAAAGATAGCCCGTCCAATCAGTAAAATCAATTACGACAATGTAGTTCGCCAAATCCAAGGATGTGGATTTTCTTCGTCCAACTCTGCAGGAGAGCAAATGTTGCGCATTCAAAACGAGTATACGGATTTACGCACAGGACAGATCAAGATGTCGAACGTTCGTGCTGAAATTGTGGGTTCNGAATTGATTCAAGAATATTGTAAGACAAACAGTCTCCAAAAACTCATCGATATGCCGTCGACCACCTTTAATAAACTCAAATTCACACAAAAAATGGGCGCAGTTGCAGCAAATGGTGATATCATTCGCAAATTGGATATGGAAGACTACAACTTTAGAGTGTCGTTTCAAATGGAACAGGACTTCCATATGCAAACCAACTTGGCTCGTAATGTATTGTCTAAATGGAATGATTCGAAAAAGATGTTTCGTAGTATGAATCGTGTCCGATTTGCTCATCCAGATTATCCAGTATTTGTTGATTTGAGTATTGTGAAAATGTCAAAGCGAATGAACAACGTTCCAGTTCCTCATTATACGGTACAAGAAGCCGATGTATTCAATGGTGTTGAAATGTATGAAATCGAATTGGAAGTCGATAATATGAGGGTTGGCGACGGCACGGACTATGCAACAGCAAAGCAATTGATGGTGGCGATACGCAAATGCATTCGCATTGTGCTAAGTGGCCTACAGGAAACTAATTATCCAATTTCATATCCAGAGCGCGATACCGTTCTTCGTTCCTATCTCCGAATGATTCATGGTCCAGAGTACAACGTGAATCGTCGTATTTATCCCAAGGATTTTATAGGTCCAGGCTCATATACATTGCAAATGGAAAATTTACAAGTTGATGAGAATAACGAGACAAACATTCCCAATATCCGTAATCAATATACAGTGACAGATAAAGCGGACGGAGAGAGGAAGCTTATGTACATAGCAGACGATGGAAAAATTTATTTAATTGATACAAATATGAATGTGATATTTACAGGAACAAAATCAAAAGAAAAAACATTATATAACAGCATGGTAGACGGTGAACACATTAAATATGACAAAGAAGGCACATTTATCAATTTATATGCAGCATTCGATGTGTATTACATTCAGTCGAAATCCGTGCGCGAATATCCATTTATACCACCAAACGAGGAAAGCGTAGAAACGAGGTATCGTTTGCCATTATTAAATAAGCTGACTGAATTAATGAGTCCGGTCTCCATTTTAGAAAATAAGGCAGACAAGAAACAGACGCTCCCTCCTGGTCATTTCCACGTTCGCTGTAAGTCGTTTTATACAGCCTCAGAGAATGCCAGTATTTTCGATGGATGTGCGAAGATTTTGTCTAATATTAATGATGGAACGTTTGAATACACAACGGATGGGCTCATCTTCACACCATCAGACTTTGCAGTAGGAGGAAATAGTATCGGTGGGAAACCTGGACCACTAACCAAGTCTACATGGGAACATTCTTTCAAATGGAAGCCAGCTGAGTTCAATACCATCGACTTCTTGGTGTCAGTGGAGAAAAATAAGATGGGTCGCGATGAAATCCATCATGTATTTCAAGATGGTAAAAATTTGCAAGGTGTACAAAATGTTATGCAATATAAAACGCTGGAATTACGGTGTGGGTTTGACGAACGAAAGCATGGTTATATGAATCCTTGTCAAAACATATTGAATGATGATATTCCGAGTCCAAGCGATTTGGACGACGAAGATACCTACAAGCCGGTTCCATTTCAACCCACGAATCCTTATGACAAGAATGCCCATAAATGCAATATGTTTTTAAAGGAAGACGGTACCCGCTTGTTTATGACAACAGAAGAAGGCGAATATTTCGAAGGAGATACAATCGTAGAGTTCAAATATGTAGCAACGAACGATGATGGTTGGAGATGGGTGCCTTTACGTGTGCGTTATGACAAAACTGCGGAACTTCGTGCAGGATTAAAAAATTATGGAAATGCATATCATGTTGCGAACAACAATTGGCATTCCATTCATCATCCAATAACAAAAGAGATGATTGCAACGGGTCAAAATATTCCCGAACAAGTAGCCTCTGATGAGGTATATTATAACAGGTCTTCACAAGAGACTAGTACACAGGCATTGCGCGATTTCCATAATTTGTACGTCAAGTCCAAATTAATTACCTGTGTATCTAAACGCGGAGACAGTCTTATTGATTATGCGGTAGGCAAAGCGGGTGATATGTCGAAATGGACCAGGTCGAAAATTGGTTTTGTTCTTGGCGTCGATGTATCAAAAGACAATATTCACAATCAATTAGACGGTGCTTGCGCGCGTTATTTGAAAGCACGTAAGAAGTACAACAATTTGTTCGGAGGACTCTTTGTAGTTGGAGACAGTGGTCTCAATGTTCGCTCCGGGGATGCAATGAGCACAGAAAAGGACAAACAAGTGATCAATGCAGTGTTTGGCAGAGGACCGAAAGACGCTGTTCTATTAGGAAAGGGTGTCTATAAATATTACGGCATTGCTGAGCCTGGATTTCAAATCAGTTCATGTCAATTTGCGATGCATTATTTCTTTGAAAATGCAGCAACAGTCCATTCCTTTTTGCGAAACATTAGCGAATGCACAAAGGTCGGTGGATATTATGTGGGCACTTGCTATGATGGAAAAACCGTGTTCGATACATTGTATAAAAAGAAAAAGGAGGAAAGTGTCGCAATTTTCAAGGAGGATCGTAAAATATATGAGATAACCAAAATGTACGATCAAACCGGGTTTCCGGAAGACGAAATGAGCTTAGGGTACGCAATCAATGTCTACCAAGAAAGTATCAACAAGGTGTTCCGCGAATATTTGGTGAATTTCAATTATTTGGTTCAACTCATGGAGGATTATGGATTCGTGTTAGTTTCAAAGGAAGACGCGCACAATATGAATATGCCCTCGGGTAGTGCATTGTTTTCAGAACTATTCTCTTATATGGAAAATGAAATTGAACAGCATCCAAAGGATCGTTCCAATTATAGAACAGCAAGTCGCATGAGTCCAGAAGAGCGTCGCATCTCCTTCATGAATCGATATTTCATATTTCAAAAGGTCCGCAGTGTGGATGCAAAGAAAATAGGAGAAGTTATTAAAAAACAGAGCAACTTTCTCGACCGAAATGGCGAAGAATCAGGTCTAACTGCGTTAGCCACTATGTCAACCAAGGAAGAACCGATTTCGATTGTAGCAAAAACAACCAATCGTAAACTCGTATTAAAAAAATTCACAACACCCAATGACGAAACTCCAGAATCCGCGTAAATGGTAAAGACCCCTATTAGAAATGATATAAATATAAACACGGATTTATATCATCGGACTATAATTCTTATTGATAAGTATGACTTACTATTTATTACCCAAAGCACCTTTTTTAATCCACAAAAATATTGACTGTATTGAGAATAGCAGTATGCCGGAACCATCGATATCAAACTCATTGGCGGGTTATTTATATGAAATAAAGGAAAAGATTGATTCTTGTGAGAAAGATTGGGATATTTTAAAAAAATATACGAATCCATATGAATACATTCATACGTGCATTCCTTACAAGAAGAAATGTGTGTCTAAGTACAAGCCTCTTTCTCGGTCTTATTTCAAAATGATGGAGATGATTTCCACATTTAATTTGGAATACGGAGATATCCCCATTCGGTCGTTTCATCTGGCCGAAGGTCCGGGTGGGTTTATCGAAGCGATTGCCAACACTCGAAAAAACAAGAAGGACTTGTATATAGGGATGACATTAATCGATGACAAAAATGATCCAAATATTCCAGGTTGGAAAAAAACGGATCAATTCCTACGCCAAAACCCAAACGTCTTTATAGAGCGAGGTATAGACAATACAGGCGATATTTTGTCATTGCAAAACTTTGCGGGCTGTAAAGACAAGTACAAATCTTCCATGGATTTGATCACGGCCGATGGCGGATTTGATTTCTCAGTTGATTTTAACAAACAAGAGATGAATATCACTAAATTGTTATTTGGTCAAGTATGTTATGCCGTATGTATGCAAAAACAAGGCGGTACATTCATTTTGAAAGTATTTGACTGCTTTATGCAACATAGTGTGGATATACTCTATATTTTGTCTTCTTTTTATCAAAAGGTATATATGATGAAGCCATGCACAAGCCGATATGCAAATTCTGAAAAATATATAGTATGTAAAGGTTTCTTATTTCCTACATGCGAACCGTTTTATCCGTTTTTACACAGGGCATTTGAAAAAATGGTCAATGTGAGTGAGACACCTTATCCAACCTACATCCACCGTTTTTTGAATTTACCTGTATCCGCATTCTATGTTTCAAAGGTGGAAGAATATAATGCGGTATTGGGACAACAACAGATTGAAAATATTCATTATACATTATCTCTCGTTGATAATAAACAGAATCAAGACAAACTAGATATTTTGATGAAAACCAATGTGCAAAAATGCATTCAGTTCTGCACAAAATATGAAATACCTTATAACATGAATTTGCTCCACAATCCTCGATAGATCAATGTAAAAATGTCTCTCTATGTCTATATAGACACGACGAATATTATGAGTACGAAGTACGATACTGAATTCATGATGTTTTTTCATACTACTTTACGCAACATTGGTTTGTTTACAACACTTTCGATGGCATCACTTGCTTATGGAAGGACGTATCGAGCACACATCATGTGGTACGATGTATTTTTGATATTAGTAAGCCTCGGGTTTTTATTAATTGCTATGTTTATAAACTACCGTTTATTTAGTGATACGAAAGACCAAGTATCTACAAACAAGGATTCGGACATGTTGGTGTGGGTGAATATACCCGAAGCCTTATTTTTCATACATGCAACTCTTTTCTCGTTGGGGACAATAACCTTACTTCGAGTCAGCATTTTATAATCATATTGTATTTGATTTACCTATACAACATGATATGAATAAGCCTAAATGGCATTGGATAATTTAGTAACCGTACACTGTCTCATTTCATCAGAGTACTTTGTGAACGTAGGTGTCTTTTTGAGAGGATAGCCTAACTTATCTTTGTACGTATATCCATTCGAGGGTACACCATAAGCAAGTGCATTTGCAACTGCATTCCCGAATGCACTGCGATAAGCTACCGTGGAATTCGTTATAGAATTATATTTCTTGCGTGTGATCAGATCGCCTGCAGACACGGCACCTTGTTGAGCAAATTGATAATTATTAGGCTTGTAATACAAAGCCACATATAATTGTTGAATCCCCGATACAATGGTAGATGATGTGATAAGAGACCTTTCTGCACCAGGGCTACTAGCGGCAGCAGTTGCAGGGAATATCGTAGTTGCTGAGAAACCGAGAGCCTTTAACATGATAGACTCGTCGATCACGATCTGAGGATACACACCATTGCCAAATGGAACGTTCCAAGAGCTGGATGGCTTCATTGAATTTTCAGGATACAATGTATTATTTGCCAAGAATGATTGTAGTTCCACCTTGTTTGTATTGTTATTGAACGAAAGATTCAATAAATAATCAATGTTTCCATTGTAGTATTCACCAGACGACAAATTACCATCTTTCAATAAATAATGCTTGTTTGCAAACATTGTGCGTTTTAATAAATCGTTCAAATCATCTACAGTATAACTTCCTACAGGGATATCAACTGATTGTGGATTCGATCCGTCGTAGTCTAACCAATAATATTCAATCTTCGTAGCAATAGAAATAGCATATTTTGGACAATGACTTAGACCATGAGGTGAGTATACATTTGCCGAAGCAAGAGCTGATCCAGGTTTTGCTAAGGAATTCCCTTGTCGCAAATAGTTGTATTGATTCTGTTGAAAAGTTTTGTTGCGACTATTCAGATATTGATTGGTCGACGTATAATAGGTGTCATTGTTTTTGGAAATATCAAACTGACGTTTTATCATACCACCACTACGAAGGCGTCGTTTTGCATTCTCTGCTGGCGAAAGGACCGCATTGCATGTTCCAGGGTCTTCGCAACTGTTGTTTGGGGGTAAATTGTCCAACGTGTTGCCTAAACCATTTTTAACAAGAGCAGTTGAATTATGAATGCTTCCATTCGGATAATTCAAATGGCTAATTTTGATAGATGTTCTCGGATTACACACTTCCACTCCTGAACTGGATATCTCGCGTCTATAAATACGCAATGGATTGGCACGAAATTTACTTTGCCCTTCTGTAAGTGGACTATTCGCTCCACGGTTCTCTTTTATGAAGGAGTGTATCTGACTAATTGTATTGCCCTTCCACTGAACGATGGGTACTGAATTCATGTTTAATACAGCTGACATATTTGGATAAATACAGATTATAGTATATACTTATAGATTTATTATATACGGAAACCTAATAAATAAGTACAAGGATATATTCTAAATATACTATGAATATTGCTGTAGATTTATCACGATTCACCACGAACAATGTCTTGTATTTAGACCCAACAAACAATATTATTATAAACGGAACATTTGCCAAGATGAATTACATAACAGAATGGTTCACAATGAATGGAATATACTTAATGTTTCCGATAGAAATAAGCAGCATTGATGGCTCTGATACCAAAATGGTTATGAAGTACAATCCACATACTCATCGAAATGCGCAATTAATTCAAGATCTTACTCGAATTGAACATCGCCTTATTGACAATTACCTACAAACTAGACCCCGCCATACACATAAAAAGATTGTACTGTCGAAACAATTGTACAATGGGGGTATGAAGATATACAAAGAGAAGGCATATGTCGAAGAAACAAAAGAATATTTACCGAGAAACAAGACATATTATATGATAAAAATCTCGGGGATTTGGGAAACTGAAAATGAATGTGGTATAACTTATAAATTATTTGAAACCCATTCTTATATAGAATAATTATAAACGCATGGGCATTTTTGCTGCATACCGCCCAATAAATGGCCTAGCACCATTTTCCAATTTATGGACCGATGTTTTAGTAGAATTGGATGGCACTAATGACGTAAATCCCGTTATATTGATAAATCCTGACATTTCGTCGATCGTATATACAACATCGGTTATGCTAGAGATTCCATCATTGGTGCCCTTTTTATAACGTATGAATTCATCGCGATTCACATCACGAGTGAATCCATCATTCATGTGCATAATATTTTTATCACCAAATTTAACAAAGTTGTTCCTATTTATTTTCAAACCACAATTGAGTGATCTGACTTGAAACATATTGTCTTCGTACCCCCATGCCCATAAATTTGGAAAACCATTAGTTTGTTCATAATCACTACCTTTGATAGAAACGATGCCACCCAATGTATGAGTAAATCCATATGGATGACGTATTTCACCATGTACTGTATCGTAATCTATAAAATTAGGGGTGTATGGCATGGTATCAACATCATTAAACACAAAGGTTATGTCTTTGTAATTGTCGGGATATTTCTCTTTTATCGCGAGAAACCCAATATTTTTCATTGCCCCTCGATTAAATTGTCTAGTATCACATTGGTGAGCATAATAAATATGGTATTCCTTTTCGTCAAAGTTTTGCATAATATATTTCATGTGGTGAGCAAAAAAATGTTGCTGTTGTTCACGATTTCTATAGGGAACAATGAATACTATTTTGGGAACAATCACTTGATCATACTTATCGATTGGTTCGACCGATATTTTGATATTTTCAGCAAGATCGCCCTCAATAAATTCTGTCATGAATATATTTATATTGTGATTATTTTATCGACCTATATACTTATTAAGGATCATATTGGGCACCAATCCATCACTATTGATAGATAGTTTTTTGAAACATTTGTTGATGGTTACCTCACTTACTCCACAAATACCTTTAATATCCGTTTTTGTAATATCCAGATTGCACTGTTGTGCGATAAAATACACAATTCCAGCTGCTATCGCATGAGGAATATTATCTGTTATCATATTTGTAGATTCTACCTTTTTCGCGATAAATTTCGATAACATGGTGAGCTCCGGATTGATTCCTAGACGACTACAGAAACGTTCCACAAAGGATCCTGGAGTGGTTATGCCTAAATCTGCTTGCTGTGATGGATCTACATTCCGTTCTATGTTATGTAAAATATTGACTGCCATTGAACATCCATTTGTAGCACTTGTTTTATCTAATTTGAATATATCGGCTATTTCATGTGCGGTTCTGGGACAACCATTCATTCGACATGAAATGTAAATGGATGCTGCCTTGATACCATCACGGTTCATTCCGCGAAACATTTTTTGTTCAGAAATGTCTTTATGGATACTCATTGCATCATCAATGAAGATACGTGTGATTCCTGCATTATGTGCCATGATGGTGATAAATTGGAATTCGTCGTATAAAGATTTTTCCTTATGTGGCATAGATTGCCATTCAGTCCACTTACTAATTTTTTTCATTTCATAAGAGGATCGATTCGTAGACAGTACTTTGCAACCAAATGATGACTGTACTAACAATGGGTTGATTGGATTCCCGCATCGTGTTGGATCGTTTGCGTTTTTATCATCCGCTCCATAAAATCGCCATTCCGGTGAATAATCGAGAGTGTCTTTGTAGATAATCCCACATTTAACATTTGTGCATGTTGGAAATCCATCTTCCATGATCATGAGAGTAGAACTGCATACATTGCATAAATTGCTTTCTTTAGGTGTCTCATATACACATTCTAATGTTGCGGGTTTCTTGCCGGTAATGCTATCTGAATCTTTATCAAACATATTCCATAACTTGGCTTTGTCTATACAATTCAATTCAGACTTCTTCTTTAGCGTCTTTTTATTCGTTTGCAATCTTGGTTTATAATCAATTTCGGTCCGCATTTTGCACCATTTATGGTAATTTTTTAGTATCGTTTCATATTTCAAACGATTGATTCTTATAATCATCGATTGATCCATTGTGTATTGAATCAATTAAAAGGAGTATATTATAGTCAATTTTTTTGTACGTGTAATACAAACGAACTATATAATGGACAATTTACCTGAGATTTCTATATCTGAGATTTCTGATAACGCTACTATATCTGGATTAAATACTATTAGTAAAAATGATGAAACCGGTGAAACTGCTAAAAATGGTGATGAACCTAGTAAAAATGATGAAACTGATGAAGTTGTATCAGACGAACGCGGAAATGATACTACAATTGAAATTATGAATGCAATATGTAAATATATTAGTTTGCCTAAAAAAGACCAAAAATGTGAGTATGCATATGATCCTAAAGAAGTGATTAGAAAGGAATTTGTTGATATGTTAACAACCCTATTTAGTTCATTTAACGAGGGTTTTTTTATTACCTATCTCACCGAGTATCCGGATATAAAGACAGAATTAAATGCCGAATCAGTGAATCAAGAGGGTGGCACGGACTTGGCCGCAATTGCTCCATTGCTCCCATCAGCTACAGATTCGCTCTCAGCAGCTACAGATTCGCTCTCAGCAGCTACAGATTCGCTCCCAGCTATAGAATCGTCCTCTCCAACATCAAACGAAACAACTTCGAAGAATCAGCCGGATTCAAAAACCGCTTTAGACATATACACAGAAAAGGTGATTGAATCAATTGAATGTCAGGAACGTTCGCATAATCGTATTCACAAACTTATCAATGAGATTTTCTCAACTGCAAACAGTGAAATCAAAAAACATAATCAAGACAATAAATTTATAAAAGAACTGTTAAAAAAACATGCGACAGTTGGACAACAACGGATATTCGAAATGAAATGTGATTATATTCATAAAAACATTACCAACATAATCGTTATTCTAAACCTAATAAAGCCCGACGATATCACTGCAGAAAATGTTGGTATAAAACCATTTATCGAATCAATTGCAGAAGTATTTGGATTACATGAGTTGCGTAATAATGGTATGATTGTTAATAGACTTATGTTATCCATAATGGGTAACCCGTATACTGAGTCAGAGGAACTAGTTAAAAAAATACCCGACAATTTTAGACAAAAATTTCGTGATTATATCAGTGATGATAACAAACTCACTGTCGATATTTTCAACAAGTATGTAGACAAACAAGGAATGTTGGAATCATTTCGTACATGGTTTACTAAACTATTGCCCCAAGAACCAAATACAAAGGGCGGCAAGCGTAAATCAAATCGTACTGTATCACGCAAACCGAAAAAACACCGACGTACTCATAAACAAAAGCGTAAGTACAATAAATAATATTTACTAATTAATCGATTGATCGGTATATAGATCAATCGATTCAATAACATAAATTGAGAAATGAAAGGGTTCTTACTTAGAACGTCTAGTCTGTTTTTGTTTATCAGTTCTTCCTCGTTTTTGCGTGGTTCCATTACGCTTAGACGTTTTACTTGTGGCTATTGCACCAAATAGTTTATCAAATACATAACTAGGAACAACATCATCTTTTTGCATTGGACTTCGAAATTGAGATGTTAATTTATGAGCGGTATCATCGACGGTTTGTCGAACAAACAGGCCAGCTGGCACTACTAAACCAGCTAATCTGTTATGTTTGTCATAATCGACTGAACATCCACCGCTAATCAACTCCGCCTTTTTTTGTTCTAAACTTATTAACTCGGTTATTGGAATCCCCCCCACTAAATCCAGGTTTTTTTTTTCGAAAATATATCGACTCGCACAAGATTTTTCAATGTTCATTGCAGTTATATACTACAGACATTTTATGAAACCCGTCTTTCCATATAACAATTGGTCATTTATCTTTGTATGTTCTCCGAATATCATATGTCGTGCTTATTTCTCGTTTGTCTTTCAAATATTTGATGATATAATCTACTTGTCCTCTGTCTGGAATCAGCTCTAACAAACATTTTTCTACATATGCGTAGGTTATAGAAGAATATTCCTTTTTTTCATACACTTTCAGTTCTCCATCGCTAATGCCAATTTTTCGATTGATATTATTGGACGCAATCATCTGATCACAAATATCTCGGGTCAGATCTTGTCGGATCTCGCGCATTTTCTTCGTTTTGTCTGCGACAACTTTCAATTGACTGTCTATAACTGTCCATTTTTGAATATTTTCCACTAGTTTCTGTCGTGGGTTCTCTATCATTGCATTTTGATTGTCTGAAATCATACTACTTTATTTATTACAGTATGAATATACTATTTTATGGATGATATAACGGATTATGAAGTCGACAATGACAGATAGTTCGTTTTATTCAGTAGTTTCAATAACAATACTAAATTGGCAACAATGATGACAATGAGAAAGACATTGTATATACAGATCAACCAAATGTACATGTATAACTCGTTGTACACACTTTCGCGAATCGGTTTCACTACTTCGATAATAACCTTGCGTATATCTTCATTTTGAAAAAATTCAATACATGATTCTTTGATGGAATGCATTCGCTAACATGTGAGAATAAAAGTTTGTGCACGATCAAACGTATTCGTTTAGCTTAGAAAACATAAATAGGCTAAACATATAATAGAGAATACGGATCTTTAGGACAAATGACGAAGATATACGAGACAAACGATTCCTTTTTATTTCAAAATTTGAAATTATCCAAACCGGCATTGATGCCTGGAGGAAGTTATTTCATACGGTGTGCAATCGATAACCAGCCGTTATATATTCAACCTCCAACATGTACAACGAAACAAGGTATTCTTCGATCAGGAAAACGAATGTATACCGATCTGGTTTTTACAAATCTAAATGCGGATTTCATCCGATGGATGGAATATTTAGAAAATCATTGCCAAAATTACTTATTTGAAAACCGGGAAGAATGGTTTGAAGGATCTATGGACAAACATGATGTTGAAAACTATTTTACGTCTCCATTGAAGATATACAAATCGGGCAAAAACTATCTTGCTCGTATTGGTGTGCCATGTGCTTTAGGAAAACCCACCATATCTTTTTACGATGAGAATGAAAATGAAGTTGAACCGGATACAATTAGTGATTCGACTGATATTATGACAATTTTGGAGATAAAGGGCATCAAATGTTCATCCACATGTTTCCAAATCGAAATGGAATTAAAGCAGCTTCTTGTTATGCAGCCCAAAAACATGTTTGGTAAATGTGTGATAAAACCACATACTAAGCAGGAAGATACTTTAATGGTGCCTCCTATCGTTATGAACAATATGTTATCTGATCAACAATTTGATGAACCAAATCCTTTAGAACCTGCAGATACAGAATCAATAGAAGGACCGAGCGTGGATAATACTATAGATATATCAGCAGAGGAACCTACTGAAGAGAACGCTATCGTTGTTTTTCAAGAAGAGAACATTATTCCCCAGTCTGATAGTATAGACGCCCCATCAGAGAAAACAGTTGATGGAATGGAAGAAATAGAGGTTCATTTAGAAGAATTGCCAATGGAAGAAAGTATAACTATAAAAAAACGCAATGACGTGTATTATCAGATGTACAGAGAGGCAAGACGAAAAGCCAAACTTGCAAAAAATTTAGCAATATCCTCTTATTTAGAAGCAAGGCGTATCAAAAATACCTATATTTTAGAAGATATGGAAGACAGTGATATTAGCGATGAAGAAATGGACAATGAAGATACCTCTATGGTAGAGACCGAAACGACAAATATTTAGTGATATTTCAATAATAAACAATTTATCGCAAATAATTTATCCGCCGTTATTATATAACAGGAATGTTTGTAATGAAGCGTCTTATGGATCTAGTGAATGGAATTAAAAGTATGATGACTATGAAATCTCTCGTCATGATTGCCATCCTTTTTGGAGTTGTTTGGTATGTGAATAACATAACCGTGTCAAAGGTACGTCCTGCCGAAAAAATGTCAGGAGGTGTTGAAACGGATGCCGAAGAAGAAAAGGGTACAGTCGTTGCACCTGCTGCTGCATCTGCTGCTGGATATACAGCACAAGCCGTTGCTAATCCTAAGGATTTACTCCCTAGCGATGAGAATAGCCAATGGGCCGCTCTTAATCCCAATGCAGCAAACGGTAGCGAGATTGCTATGCCTGACCTTCTGACTGCTGGTCAACATATTGGTGTTGATACAATTGGTCAGAGTTTACGCAATGCCAACTTACAACTTCGTTCTGATCCTGTCATCTCCAAGGCTGATGTTGGTCCATGGAACCAGAGTACAATCGAAGGTGATTATGCACGTGTTCCTCTTGAACTTGGATGTACCACAGCAAAATAGATACAATATCGAAAGTAAATTGAACGTATTCATTTCATCCTATACAATCTATACGATGAACTACTCTTTTTGAACCGCATATTATCACATAATACTATATATCCAAATGGTTGATTACGATATTTTAGGCTATTTCGCCATAGTATTTGTTTTGTTTCTATCTGCATACATCTACTACGATAATTATGGATTGTTTGATTTGAAATGCATTGTATCAACGGTAGATGGTAATCAATATTGTGTGAGAGATCGTAATCGATTGCAAGAAGCAGCCGATTTATTGGCGCGTATAACTGGAAAATGTAAGAATCTAGTTAGATACATGGGCGAGAAGCACCCGGATAAGGAAAGCGTACAGAGGTTAGTGAGTGGATTCAATTCAGATAAAGTTATGGAAACTCTTCCCACCAGCAAATTTACTGCATACAGTGAGAACAAAGGTGAGAAGGTTGCATTTTGTTTGAATAAAAAAAAATCCGAGAACGAGAATTTAATCGATGAACACACCCTTATGTTTGTAGCTATACATGAACTATCTCATATTATGACGAAATCAATTGGCCATAAAAGCGAATTCTGGGACAATTTTAAATTTCTACTTGAGAATGCCAAAGAAGCCGGCATTCATCAACCCGTTGATTATAAAAATGAACCTCGTGAATACTGTGGAATGAAGATTAAAGACAGTCCGTATTATGACGCATAGAGACATTTGTAATCACGCAATTGTAAAATGATATATTGAAGTACTATGTATCATTTTATTTATTTAGTCTATATATATATTCCATTTCCAACCATTCCCATGGTTCGATGTCCTGCTTGTAAACTAAACCCATCTTGCCATTCTTTTTCAAAAATAAGCGAGAAAGATGGTGTTGCCAACTATTATACTTGTCCATCAAAAGCACTTCTATATAATGATACGAATGGGATTATACGACATTATGAGATGGAACTAGAAGACAATGCAGGCATGCCTTGGACATGGATATTTGATTGTAGTGGGTTTACATTGAGCCATGCTGCTGAAATTCAAACAGCCATTGGCATATGTAGGATTTTGAGAACAAAACACGGCAATTCACTAGAACGTATTTCCGTAATCAATCCGACATGGCATATACATAGTTTATTGTATGTTATATGGCCATTTATGACAGATCATGTCCGGTCTATCATTCAGATTGAAAATAATTTATTGACATAATGTTGCAATAAAATTGATATTATATTCATTGTTGTTGAATATAATATCAATACACTTATCATAATACATACGAAAATGTACTCACTGCCTGCATTCGGAAGTAATTCATCTATAACAGATGAACTTGCATATACAGTAATATTATATATAGATCCATTGGACAAATATCGCGGTCTTTCCCCGAATACTCATACATTCATGAACATAAATGGCAAATGTATTCATCTCTACAAGAGGGCGAAAGCAATCGCCTATCAAAAATCAATACGAAATGCACAACTTAAATACGCAGAGGTAGTTTTCGAACCATAATATGTTCACTTTATTTTACAAATTCGGTTGTAGATCTGAGTATGTAAATAATCTCGACTGGATGTCGAGAGAATCGGTATCTGAATTGGATCGTTATGTGAAAGAAGCGAAACAATATCTTTGTATAATATTAGCCAACTGACAACATGGCGTCGTCGCCGAAGGCATTCTGTTAGGGCATATGTGAATGCCCCATAATAATGATGTATAATAGTATCCTTTATGTCATAACTCAATTCAGTGTCTCGACTTCCACTAATCATAAAAATAAACGGGTTTGATATTTCCGTAGCATTATTGCTGGTTATTGTCATATTGTCTTCGATATAATTGTACTCATATGACCATGGCAAATCACACACACTGCCGCTATGACAACTATCGAAAAATAAAAACAACGGGCATTGCACGTTTTTTATTGTAATTAACAATGTATCGTCCGTTATAATACCAGATTGTTGATAATCGACTGGAACAATTACACTGTCCGATCCATAACGTTCATCTTGGTTTTGATCCAATCGAAGCGACCCGTGCCCACTATAATAAAACCACAATTCGTCAGATTTCGTGGATTCTGCAACGACTTTGTTTATTTCTCGTAAAATGTTCTCTTTCGATGGAACGATATGTTCACTAGCTCCGTCATCTACCAACATGATACTATTTTCGAGTGGAATGTCATATGCATCAACCAACATGTTTCTGATGTGGACCGCATCATTTATGCAGCCATATAATTTCATATCATCATTATCTGTATAATTTATGCCAACAATAACCGCTCGTTTCATTGTTATACATTATGTAAGAGAAAATACTTACATAATATATAAGATACTATATACATGGTTATGGAAATAGAGACAGTACCAACCGAGCATATATACAAGGTATGTTTATTGAATTCATCTGGAACCGTTAGTCAGGTTATTGTGTTTCGAGGACACGATTCTGGCGTTATCAATGTTGACAGCGATGTATTTAGTGAATTTGAGAAATTACAATATCGCACGGATCAGCCAAACATAACCGCATCTGTGTACCAAATACATCCCGATGATACAATTCGAGCAATCAAGAAAAAAATTTTGCACGAATTGGACACGAACCTCATTTCATATGATGAAATGTATCTTTTTTCTAAAAAAAACGTTCGAATCAATACAAAATACATTTATGAATCACTATCTAACAGTGGTGCCCGTCCAATCAGTAAAAAAATGATTGGACAATTATTAATGAATATGCAAATTTTAGACAAATCTATATTAAGTCATTTTGAGAATTTGAGCGAAAACGGCTGTACATACAATGAAATCGTTGCTGGTTTTTATAAGAAGATTTATGAATATGAACAAACCATACTATTGGGACAGCGTTTTGAAAAACAATTGGATATATTGTTCTCAGTGAATCCATTCCATAATCTACAGTCAACACCCACTGTATTCCAAATGAGCAAAGACAATGCAATCATTACATTTGAGAACCAACTCATTTTGAACTACGGAGACATACAAAATAATACGATTTATCTTACACTGGCAGGCGATGTTATTGACTATGCAAGTAGAAATTCGATTGAGGTAAACAATCTAATAAAAATGTATTATCCATTGTTGTCTATTCGAGGCATTCAAACGAAAGACGCATTGATGGAACAAAAGGAATCCATGATATCCGAAACGAAAAAAATGTTATCACCAACCTTCATGAATCTGTTTAGAAGCGTCGACATGATGTACAATGCGTATTATCAAAAATCGAGTGAATTATCATATATACAAAAGGGTATCGGATCATTTCAACTCACATTACATCCTTCTACCAAGACCGTTATTCCATTAGATGCTGTATTCAAGCAGATTCATGCAAGTGAAACAGTACCATTTATTCGTTATACTCTTGGTTCACGTAGAGATGATTTATATCGATTGTATTCCACAAGGAGGTCAAAGGATGGACGCAAAATACCGAATTTACAACGGGGATCGATCATGAATCTTTCCAAACAAACAGGTAAGACGAAGCGCATATCGTTTGCCATAAAAAATAAGTATGAAACGAAATCCAACATATTAGTGGTTGATGTGTTGCAGAATGGCGACATCAATGTACAAATGTCATTTGTGAGACCTGCTTCCAAAGAATACATAAAACTGATATCAGTAAACGATTTGGAAGATATATTACTCGCCTCGGTGAATCCAATCATTGATCAAATCAATCTTATATTAGAACCATCCGGGTTTGCCATGGATAAAATACACAGTGCATCTGATCGTAATATTGAATATCATAATATACATTACGGTTGCAGCATAAATTCGCAAAATAAGTTCAAGAATACCGATATAACTGGATTATTGGGTGGACTATTTAATGTGGTTAGTATGGACGCGTCAAAAGGCGCAATGCTCCGATTCAAACGTGTTGAGAACTACAAAGAAATGGACGCCATTAATGCCACAATAACGCATACGTATAGGCAAACGAACAATATTGATACAATAGCAGAGACACTCGTATCAAATTTCCAATTATCCGAAGAAGATGCAAAAAAGAAAATAACTGAGTATTTGAACAATCATATTGTTATCAACGGTGAATATGTAAACAAAGCGGTTGATTTGGTAGAAAACCCCGGATTTCCCACTACAATTGCATTTAAATCGATGGAAAATAAAATGCAGATCGACATAANGGAAATAACATCGGTTCGTTTTATTGAAACATTACATATTTACTTAGATAGTTTTATACGTCTCACTCAATTTCCAGATACAACAATCGTAAAAAAAACGGATATAATTGCATTGTCGAAAAAAATGAACAAGTTGGAAGAGGAGGGCAAAATTGAAAATGTGATAACGACATCCCCCCCTAAAGTTATGCCATTGGTATTTACTACCGATTTAATGATCGATGAGTCCGGTGAGGACTTAGAGGAAGAAGGCATATTTTTTGAGGATGAGGATGAGGATGAGGATGAGGAGGATGGTGTAGACTTAG